GAGGACATAGAATACTACAACCACCTTGCCGAAAGGAAACCGACGGGTGATGAAATCTGGTCTTTTGACCCGAACGCAAGCCCCGACTACAAGAAAATGGTGGGTGGTCTTGAAAGGGAAAGAGCTGAGATACAGAAGCAGATACAGCGTGGCGAGGATTTCCAGAAACTTACCTCACGTTTTAATGAGCTTGGGAAGAAACAGGGTGAGCTTTTAGGCTACCAGATAGACAAGTTCGGTAAGTGGGCGGCAAAGGAAGGCACGCAGGACAACAAGTATCAGGCTGAGGTAGCGTCCGCCTTGTTCGGCAAGATAAATCAGGTTATGGAAGACGGTCAGGTTTCCCCAGAGGAAATCGAAGTGATGGACGAAATGGTTGACAACATCGACCAGCTTGCACAGGATGAACGCCTTAACGATGAGGGCATTCAGACGGCGGAAGCCAAGCTGGACAGTGCCAAAGCCAAATACAAGTATTACCTTTTCGACCAGATTAAGGCTTGGGCTACGTTCATTATGGGACTCTCAGTAGGAAGCCCGCAAATGGTTTATTCCGCTATGGACCAGTTCAACAAGAAGATTTCTGATGCCGAATCCGATTACAAGTCGGGCGAAATAAAGGCATTTGAGAACAACAACGTCAAGGACATAACAAGTGAGGCTGATGCTCAGTATACTTTGGAACAGCTATTCCCAGAGATTGAGAATGAAAAGATTAGAAGGCAGTTCCAGAGAATGGACAAGGCGGAAGCTATCCAGGCTTTAAGGAACTCATTCAAGGCATTCCAAAGTGATGGTGGCGACCCAGATGATGAAGCCGCATTCAAGGCTTTCTTCACGGCACAGACGGCGAAGGAATCTCCTAACAGTATCATGGGCATTTTGGGAGCGGCTATTCAGGCAGGTGCATTGAACTGGGACGCCCTCAAGAACGTTTTTACAGATGCGGCTAAGGAAGGAGCGGAGAAAGCCGGAGTTCCAATAAGCAAGGCTGATAATAATAACACAAACGCTAATGCAAACGCAAACAATGGTGGTTTGGGAGCAGGACTTGCAGGGGGCGTCCTTGACGGTATTCTTGGCAGTGCGAAAGGTCAAATGCAACAGCAAATGCAACAGCAGTCTGAGCATACCAAGACAGTAAGGGACAAACAGGGAACTGTGGGACAGGCTCTCGCAAGCCGTATGGGAGGACAGGGTGCCGCTCCCCAGGGTGGTGGAACTGCCGCAAGCGTAAACACAAGCTGGGGCAACGCATAGGACCCGGAGGTGAATACCTATGTTGATAGATGACATTTTCGGAAACATCTTTTCCGAGCTTTTCAAGGACAATCCCTTGGGTTCGGAAAAGACTTCAGGGTCGAAGACTACAGGGAAGGGGACTAAAAGGGCGGAAAAGAAAACAGAAAGTAAAGCGGAAAACAAGACCACTGCTGACCATTCTAGTTCTAACAGTAGCTTTAGCCCTAGCTTTAGCCCTATCCAGGCACTGGCTCAAAGCATAAGAAAGAAGACAGAAGAAAAGTCCCCGAAGACACTTAGCTCCGACGATGACAAGAAAATAAAACGGAGCCTGAGGAAAGACAAGAACATTACCATAGACCACCTGACATCCAAAAGGTGGCTTTCAAGGGGAAGCAGCGGACATTATTCTGACGATGACTCCAAGATGACCCTTAACGAGTACGAGGGCGAGCAGGAAGTGGAGATACCATCAACCGCAATAGCCGACGTAAAGTATGACCCGAAGACAAGGGTCTGCCACGTAAGGTACCGTGGGGGAAGCAAGTGGTACCGCTTCATAAACATGTCCCCACAACAGTTCAAGGCTTTCATGAACGCATCCTCAAAGGGACGTTATGTCCAGTTCGTAATGCGTAAGAAGAACTATGACCCGTCTTTCCGAAAGTAAAGCCACCACTAATAAACTATAAGGAAACATAACATGGAAGCAAATTTATTCATTAAAAGCTACAAAGCTGAAGGAAATAAGATAAAGGACATCCAGTTTTATGGCGACATGGAAATCGACATTGGCGAAGCACCGACTGAAATAGAAGTGCTACCCAATTACATAGAAACACGTCCGTTTATCGGTGACGCTTTCCCCTATGGAACTTACATGAAAGACGTGTACCTTCAAGGTAGTAAGTATTACTTTAAGTTCAGTAACGACGCACCGTGGCCATACTTTTGTGTATTAAGCAGTGCGGGCGGTCTTCTTACTGCTACACTTCCTGCCGGAAAGGCATGGCTTATGAGCATGTCCAGCTACTACGCAACGGACTATGACGCATACCTTTATGTCTTTACTGAAGACAAAAGCCGTTGTGTCGGTATCGTATACTTGACTGGACTTGTGGTATAGGAGAATAGAAATGGAAGCTAATCTTTTTATAAAATCTTACCGTGCGGAAGGCAATAAGGTAAAGGACATCCAGTTCTATGGCGACTGGGAAATAGACGTTGGTGATGACGGAAAACGCTACGTAAATGTAAATGCCATTACTAGCAATTGCGCACCAACAGGTATCGACTATCTGGACACGTCAACTGGAACGTCCTTCAAATTCAAGAATAACACTGCGAATACCGTCTATTTCCGTGTTATTTACAGTTGGGCTTGGGTCGGTCAGTCACAGGGTACCGTCATTACCTTAGCAAGTGGAAATACAATAAGCTTTTCACTTACTTCATCTGATGAAAGGGCACTGCCACAGATAGGCGTTTTTTCAGACAAAAAGTGCACCAGAATGGTCGGATACATTACTTTCAGAAAGGGCGATGTCCCTGTTGAAATAGAACACTATTAACGGGGGAAATAACAGATGAACATTATTGAAGTATTAAACGGACAGGACGAAGTTATCGCTTATGTAGACGAAGAAGGCGTTGTTGGTGGCGAAAAAGGAATCATAGAAAGCCAGGTTATCGACAACACTTCAACTGCGGAAATAGAAGATGAACCAGCCGGAACAGTAATGGTCTATTATGACGGAACTTCATGGACAAAGATTGCCTCATACGATGACGGACAAGGTTATGAATGGAAAGACTTTAACGGAGCATACATCCTTAACCGTGAATGTCCGTTCAACTTGAAGTTCAAGGATGCCAAAGGTAACGAAAGCGTTGTTTACAAGGTAATGGGAAATGGAACTTTCTTGTTCCACGAAGACGGAACCTGGGAAAAGATAGGGGAATAGAAGATGGCTGATGATAAAGAAGAAGTATACGGTCCTGAAGAAGAACCAATTGAACATAAGGCAAACCGAAAAAGAAAGGAAAACAGTAAGCTAGATAACTATGAAAATAATAACCCCTTCACAAGGGAAAACATGAAGGAACTTACTGGGGAAGGAAAAGCTACATGGAAGAAAGGCGTTGACTTTCTTCTTGATTCTGGTGTACCTATTTTACTTGGCTTTGTGGCATCAAAAGGACTGAAAATACCAGAAAAGTATAGGGGGGCTAAACTTAGGGAAGCGGCAAATACAACAAATTATAAGTATGTTACGCCAAAAGCATTAAACATAGTTGAAGGTTCTGTTGTTAACCCTAAAGGTATGTTAGACCACGCAGTCTATGGTATTTGGGGTGAAAAGTACCGTAAAAAAATAGAAAAAGAAGCTGAAAAAATAGCAAATAAAGTTTTCGCAAGTAAAATAAACAAGGGTGAACTGTCAGTTGAAGAAGCAAAGAAAGTTGCAGAAGCCATACACAGTGGAAAACTGACACCACAAGCAAAAGAAATACAGGACGAAATAACAAATGGACTTATTCCTTGGATAAAGGAAAATGTTCCAAATGCACAGGACAAATTAAATCAACACGTTAATCTGCAAACAATAAAAAAGCCGGATGGAAAAGAGTTTGTAAGGGTGGACATTCCTAAAACCGATAAGATTACGAGAAATCTACCGACAATGGCTGCTGCAAGCATAGCCATTGGGGAAGCAAATACTGCAATGAAAGACCTTAGTAAGTTCTTCCCTGACCCTGATGAGTATCACAAAAGGCTTCTTGCTAATGAGAAAGGCTTAGTAAGCACTGGCTTACCTACCCTATCAGAGATAAGCGAAGAGTTAGGATTTGCGTATAATAAAAAAGAAGCCATAAAAGAATGTAATAAAATCTTTGATTACATAATGAAAAATGGTGATGAAGAACAACTTAAGTGTGCTTATGAAATCTATGGCAATACAAACTTTGATAAAAAGAAGGAAGCCATTAGCTCATTAGAAAGCTTATTGAGTTTAGTAGAGTAGAAATGGATGATGGAAATAATCGAGGCGGCGCTCTATAAGCCTTCTTTCATCAAGGTTATCAAAGTTTCCAGCTCTTTGTTCCTCTATTATTTCAAGCAGTCGGTTTTCTAGTGCTTCTTTTTCTTTTTTCTCATTAACTGCTTCCTTAATGTGGCTAATGAACTTGTAAAGTAAAATAGCCGGACCTAGAAGTGAAAAAGCCAAAACTGCAATAATAGATAAAATCTGTAAGAAACTTAAATCTTCCATACTTATTTCCTCCTATGATTATTTAGTGGCGTTCAATGCTTATTTACCATAATTAGGCATTATGTTATAATACTTGAACAAGCGTAGTCCGCTATGTCCTTTCGGAGGGTAATTCGGAGTGAAAACACTCTCATAATCAAACTGACTGATTCTTTGAACCCAATCCTGGCTCCTGTACCATACATTGAAAGCCTGTTCAAGGGAATCACATCTGTAAACATACACTACATCGCTTCCGTCATCCATCCACCATTCAACATCGTAAATGGGACCACCTATGAAAAGTGAGGAGTCGGATTCGCATAGAACTACAGTTGCATACCCCTCGAAAAGATTACTGACATTCCTTTCTTTGAGGAATTTATTGGTATAATCAGCCGAAGATAAATCTACAATTTCATCAGCACTGAGGCTGAACACCACCATAACAGCCAAAACCAAACCAACAACAAATCTTTTCATTTTATTTTCTCCTTAGGCATTTATGCCCTTTATGATTTATTCTTTCTAGGGTATTATAACCTTTTAGCCGTTTACCCTGTATTTCAACTAATACAGTATGTATGAAAAGAAAAATTATCGCATTTTTATTGTTATTATCATTGTTCTGGCAGCCTTGCTGGTCGGAACCAAAGTTTACTATTCAGAACAACTTGACGAATCTGGAAGAATTAATGACGAGCTTACAGAACGACTGTCTGACGCAACAGATACTAATAGAAGACTTACAGAAACAGTTGAGCAGTGCCAATTCCTTGTCACAGAACTTGGAAACACAACTGACAGAAGTATCAGAACTGTCAGCGACGCAATCAACCTTATTGAAGAAATACGAACGCAGGTGCAAGGTCTTGAGCTGGAGCTTGGGACTTGGGACAGTGACGGGTATTATGATTGGCTTGATGGTTGGCTCCGCAGTGAACTAGAAAAGAGTAATGAAAAAAACAATGCCGAATCCAAATAATTTGATTTCCCCACGTTAATATTTTTTTGGTAAGGTCAACTGATTAGACCCTTACTAATTATAATGTAAGGCTGGCGTAAGTAAGTCCTTACAAAATCGATTGTGATAAATGTGAGTAACCTATCTAGGACCGGGTACCCTTCTAGGTTACTAGATAGGAGAAAACATTTTATGACAGTATTATCAAGTCAAAAAACATTCTATGCAAAAACATTTGAACCGGTTCTTAGAAACTATTTCAAGTGCCCATCTAAAACAAAGACTGGTTTACCAGTTATCTACGCATTTCTACAAAACAAAGACAATAAAACTGGATTTTACAGAACAGTTGGTAAAGGTCTTTCTGACGTTGTACTAAGAAGCTTTTCCCTTGTTTCCAAAGATAAGGAAGTAATGTCTGAAGTAAAGTATCTTACGTTCTTCCCGTATGTCAACAAGTTCAATGGTGCATTTACTATTGGCAAAGAACACTGGGAAAACTTTATCAAAGCAACAGACATTTCCAATGAAAAGACTATCTGGGGCGTATTTTGCACAGACAAAGACCACTTCATTCTTGCACATAACAAATCAAAGTTTATTCGTCACGACGTAGTTGTTGAAACAGAACATTACGTTTTTGACGCTTATGAAGTATGCCCACAAGATTATGTATCATTTACCAGAAGCGAAGAAGACCCAAATGACTGGATTGTAGAAGCAAAAAACAACATTATTCTTATGAAACACGATAACCAGTATAACGGTATTCTTCCAGAAAACGCAGAATGCTTTCCACTACCACGTATTGGTAAGAAATGCTTGTTCTGTGTAAACGGACATTTTATTGAAGATACATTCACAAACATTGCAAACCAATACCACGGTTCTGATACAGTTGATAACTTTATTACAAAACTTAGAAGAAACAAGAACACAAATAAAAAACAAATACAAAAAGACTTACGTATGAAAGCAGTTCTTGGAACAGTCAAGGTTGCAGTTATTCCAGAAGACTTTACTGAAACAGACGTTATTGACTGGCAGAATACACACTTAGCTGAAAATAAAACAGAAATAGACGGTTATGAACGGGTAAAAAGACAACAGTATAGGTTGTCCCGAAAAAGTGACCGTACATAACAATAGTCCTTAAGGGTATTAAGTTGAGTCACTTTTTCGGGACATCTTAGATTTGTATTAGAAAGCTTGATTTGTATAAAGGGCTTCTGTTACCAAACCAGTCAAGCCTGTTTCATAACAGACGTCCTGGTACAAGTAAGCCTTGTTGGGGCTAACGCCCCTTAGTAACAGTGACTGGTATAAAACAAGTCTGACTTGTGTGGCTATAAGGTGACTGTTACAAAAGAAAGCTAAAGAACGAACAGGGGAATAAACATAAATGAAACATTATGTATACAAATGCAAACGAGCATAAAGGAGGTAAACATAAATGCTAAAGATAACATCCAAGATTTTCAGAACAAAGAAAGATGAAACATTTTCTGCTTTGTTGAAACGTGTAAATAAGTTTATAGCAGAAAAGGCTGATTCAGGGTATAGCCTTGACAAGACAATAGTAAATGAAAAGCTAATTGTAGTGGATTATTGGAAGGAATAGGAGGTAAACATAAATGAAACATTTCAGACTACTAAAAGGCTTCTACTATCGTGGTAGATACATACCAGGGTGTGATTACACGATAGAGGATTTCGGCAAAGGTGAAAAATACCTAACCGGGTTGGAACTGGGAAACATACCAGTATCAATAAAACTGACGCCTGGATTAGAAAAGGTTCTTTTCCAGGAAGAACAACTGAATAGGTATAAGGAGGAATAAGACATGGAAGAAGAAGTAGCCAAAGTAGCATTCGTAATGCTTACCACTGGGTTTATAATTGGTTGTGCAGTAGCCTTTATAGTGGAAGAATTTGTCAAATTTTTTTGGCGGAACTAAATTATTATAGGAGAAACAGTATGTTAGAGTTCTTTAGTGTCGGATTAATGGTATGTCTTTGTTTTATCTTATTTGGTGGACTAATTGCATTGTCCACTTATGGGGTTACAAAGTTCATTCTTTGGCTAGATGACAAATTTTAACAGGGTAAAAGCCAAAAAGGTTATAATACCCAATAGTGTAAGCAACAAAATGAATAAGGAGAAAATGAAATGAAACTGAATGAGTTCCTGGAAAAACTGTCAAGCGAAGTAGATTACGATTTGTATCACAAACTTGATGAAATGTACGGCGATGAGGATTTGTGTGAAGCCTCTTGGGTAAATCTTTTAATAATCTATGGGAAGGAAAGAGACTGACTCTTTCAGGGTAAATCAAAATAGGGTTATAATACCCTAGCTATAAGGAGAAAATAAAATGAAAGAAAGAATTATTAACGCAGAGTTCAGCAGTGGTGACCGTATCACAATCGTTACGACAGAAGACAGATTGGACCAGACATTCACCTACTATGACTCGAAAGACAACTGGGCATGGGGCGTTTTTATGGCTTGGAACGGTGATGAGCCTTATGAAGAGTGGGTTTTTGAAAATGAAAAAGACTATGAAGACTACATGCTTGGATACAATAAAGCAGTAGAAGATAAGAAATTAGAAGTAGCATAAAAAACAGGGTAAAATCCAAAAAGGTTATAATACCCTAATTATAACAACAAAATGAATAAGGAGAAATAAAATGCAGATTTTAGTGACAAACAACACAATCACAACAACAAAATTCACACCGACAAAGATTACACGTCATACCTATTATTACTGGGATAAAGACATCGAGGTTCGTGGTAACAGACTGGTATTCCCTAACATAGACAAAAAACACTCCTACTGTGATAAAATTGCAAAAAACCCCAATGACAATCACTGGTATGGTGAGTATGGTCGGGTAATCATGGCTACTTATAGACACAACCACAGTGATGAGTTCCACAATGCACTGCTACGCTTCAATGGTGAAATTGAAAGTGATGGCCATGACGGTTTCTCCGTTCGTATACCTAAAGGCAAAATGAAAGACGTAAGGGCTATCGTAGACGTTATCGGCACAAAGCACGATGACGGCGGCAAAGAAGCAGGAGAGTCCATCAAGTTTCTTCGCCTTGTTGGTGAAAATGACAAATACTATTCGCTGGCACAATACAAGTGGGCAGATGAGTGGACTGATGAGATGGTTGAGCAGTTGGAATCTATTATCGGTACGAAAGTTCGGCCACACTACACTGGTTCAAGGGTATTTACCGGCATAGAGGTTTGCAGCTTAGATAAAAAGGCAATGGACGCTATGGGAGGCTGGAAAGAAACAAGTCTTGGTCTTTTACATGAGGGACTGTGGCGTGCCAATAACTTTAGGGATTTTGAAGACATCGTTGGCGGCACACTGCTTTCGTCATAAAAAAGTGGAACTTTTACAGGGTAAATAACTAAATAGTTATAATACCCTAAGTATAACAACAAAATGAATAAGGAGAAAATGAAAATGAAAAAGAACAGAAATAAGGACGGTTGGGTTTCCATTATTTATGATGGTGGTTCATCTTTGGAAGTAAGACACGTAACCCCACAGTTTGTGAAAGAAACATGTGAAGCCGCAAAGGTGAAATACACGAGTGGAAACAACTTTGAAGTTCTGAAAGGCAACGATTCCGACCAATTCATTGGTTTCTGTCGTGAAAGCTACCTTGCAGGTTCAATGATGTTGCTGGGGATGCAATTTCCAGTTCTAAGAGAACGACAAGTACAAGTAGTAATGTTCCCAAAGGAAAATAAATAACTTTTACAGGGTAAAAGCAAAAAAGGTTATAATACCCTAATTATAAAGAATAAATGATAAGGAGAAATAAAATGAAAGAAACACGTTATGAACTTATGTCAACACTTGCGGCAAAAAGTGCATTGGAAGGCTATAAAGCAAGAAGAACAGAAGACATGTCAGACGAAGAGTATGAAATGTATGAAGCGTGCTACGCTTACTGGTCAAAACCAGAAAACCACGGCTTGGCAGTAAGAGCGGCTAAATAAAATAAAGGAGAAATAAAATGGGAACGATTCTTAAAAACATTACCAACAAAGGGTTGGACGAAGAACTGCAGGAATACAAGCTTCCTACAAATTATGTTGGACTGGAAGGTTACTGGTCTGACGTTGACGGATGGTCACGTACACTTACTGACCCAGAAACACTCGTAATGATTGAAGAAAAGGCTTTCTGCAATTGGAATACAGAAGCCAACTGTATTGAGAATAATGACTGGATTGTGAACCAAATGAAATGTCCGGCAATCGTATTCTTTACTTCAACTGGACGTGACGACAAGGCGGACGGTAAGAAGAACGTCGTTTTACATAACAGTCTTGTTGCAGATTTCAGAACAAACAGGGCAGACTTTTATCCTTTCTTCCAGAAACAGCTATGGGGTAAAGAATGTCCAGAAGTACCCCAGAAGACTTGGGCATTAAGCCATAATCCGTTGGAACTGAAAGACGCAGTAAAAATCTGGTATAAATTTATTGAAGAGAAACTGTAACTTTTCGAGGGGGTTAAGGATGAGTAAGTTTATTGTCCTTATTATTGCACTGGTTGCCTTGTGTATGGCTTGCAGTATGGCTTGCCACCGTGTGGAACAAAAGACAGACGAGCCTGATGTTATCCAGAAGATAGAGAAACAGTGGGCTGAGGAATACGACATTTACAGACTGCCCCAAAAGGCTTGTCTGAAATCATAAACATTTTATTTTCTTCTTATTGAGGACTGTCCTTCTAACTGAGGGGCAGTCCTTTTTTTCGGGCAAACTTAATATGTACTATACAAAGGTATAGTGAGTTATGCAAGGAAATAAGGAGAAGACGGCGTTTCGTCGTACAAAGCAATGGAAAGATTTCAGAAAGAAGTTGATAGAGAAACGTGGCACTTACTGCCAATGTTGTGGGAAGAAAACAAAGCTTCTTCAACTTCACCACGTAGATAAGTCTTTGGAAAACTACCAAGACTTGAACCCAGACAAGTTCTTTCTTTTGTGTGCTATGTGCCATAAGTGCGTAACAGCCTTGGAACAAATTAAGCCAGAGAACTGGTACAAAATCCGTTCAAAAGAATGGGTAGATTTTTACAGGAGGTTTTTATCAACTATAACCTGATTTATGACATAAAGAAATGCCGGCATTTGAAGGACAAATACCTTTATCTTTATGAAATGCCTTGCCACAAGTATTCGGTGCTTGTTTACGAAAGCGACGATGAAACGCCTATACCGTGCTTTACACAATTTTTTACTAATTGGGTAGATGCTTTGCATTACTACAACGAAACAAAAAAAGAAATAGGAGAAAAACAATGAAAGCAAAACTTATTTGGAGCGACCTACTTATCGTTCTTGAAGGGGACAAAAAATTAGCTACGTTTAAATTATCACATGGAAAACTTAGATTGGAAGAATGTGATTGCTTTGAATCTTTTGAAGAGATAAAGAAAGTAGCTTATGAAGCATTGGACAAAATAAAGGATACAAAAAGGAGGAACAAATAACAATGAAAAAGAACTATCAGAAAGAGCTTGAAACGTTCTGGCACAATGCGTGCTATGCACTATGTGTGGCATTCATAAACAGTGCACCGGAAGTAAGGGGCGACATTTACTACCTTGTCATGGACGTTCTTCAAGGATGGCGAAACGGCTACATAGATGATGACTGCTATGTTTCCAAGCCCCACAAGTATGCTTCAATGTGCCACGGAAAGGAATCCTACTACAAGGACGTGGAGAAGGTTCCGTTGAAAAGCCTTGAGGACTTGCCTGAAGGTGAGTGGGCGGTTGAATGGAAATGCCCTACGGGTGGAAGCCATTTCACGGTTGAAACGAAGGAAACGATTCTTACGGACGAGCCTTTGTTTGACCCATCTTATCTAAGCAATTCAAGAAAAAACAAACAAGCGGTTTCTTACCGCAAGTTCATAGTGAGGTAGGCGATGAGGTTCAGATTTGGCGATAAGGCACTGGAAGAAGCCTGGAAAAGACTGAAGCTTTCCTTGCAGTGTCCCCACGTTTACAATACCATAAAGGAATCGGTGGTTCAGGACGGAAGCACCTGGGCTTGGCTTAAGTGGAAGAGAAGCATGAATTACACGCAGCTTCTGGCAAAACTGGGGGTAAAGGTAATTGAAGACTAAGAAAAAGAAGAGCAAGACACCTTCCTTCTGGAGTATCTGGTGGAAGGCTTTGAAGGAAGCGAAGGCAAGGTACAAGGCACAAATAGATGAAGCCTACGAAAAGAAGAAGCTTCTTTCAAGCCACAGTGACTGGTCAATGATAGAAACGTTCGTCCAGCAGTGCAACAACAACCCAGACCTGAAAGTTACGGTAAGGCTTCTGGACGGAACGACGATAATAATGACCGCCTACAAGCCCGCAAAGCCTACGATAGACCAGGTTCTTAACGACATAACCGTGGAGGACTGGTAGGAATGGAACTGAAGGGATGTGAGGAACGGTTCCAGATGGAGCTTACGTTATACAGGCTTGACGGAAACAAAAGAAGTTGGGACAGGATGTGGGAGATGGTGCATTTCTGCTGTTCCAACATGGCGAAGAAAAAGCTTATGGGGGTAAGGTGCCCTGATTTTGAAGGCAAGGTTATGGATGCCACAATCAAGTGCATGGAGCTTATAAGGAACGGGCAGGACCCCAAGGCTTTAAGCGCTTTCTGCTATTTCCCAGTCATAGGAACAATCTGGGACAGAAAATTGCAGAAAGAGGAACGGACGATAAGCTGGGAAGCCTGGCAGGATTACGAGCTTGCAAGGGAGGAACAGTAATGAAGTACATAAAGAAGATAACGCCTGGGGAAATGAACTGGGCTTTGGAACGGTATTTTGACGTGGCGACGAAGGAGGACTTCTGGGAAGTGAAGGCTCTTTATGCCACGGAAAACTGCCTGTGCTATTCGACTACCGACGACAACTGCTTCGTGTGCTTTGATGAGAATACTGGCTTTATCTGTTATTTTGCAATGGAGAAAGACCGTATGACGAACATCAAGGGGTTGTCGGAGGCGGTCTATGAGATAATCTGTTCCGGTCATCCGTTCATAAAGATAAGTGGCAGGAACGGAAGGTACCCGAAGATACTGAAAGCATTCGGACACTATACCATAAAAGAAACGGAACTGAAAGACTATGAGGAAATAGTCTGGTATGCCGGACACCCGGACAACGTAGAGAAGATAAAAAGGAGATTTAACTAATGAGTTCACTTCATTCAATGAGAAAAGAGATAGCGAAACGAAAGTTGGTGTTTGACCCAGAGCTTTATAACAACATGTGGGGAAGCGTAGCCATCTGTGCCTACATACTGAACCCAGTCAAGGAAAAGACACCCGTTGAGATAAACAAGGTTTGGCATAAATTGAAGAAGAACCCAAAGCTGGTTGACTTCGGACTGGATGACCCAGACTTCATTGACAAGGCTCTGAAACTGTTCAGCCTTGAGAAGCCGAAGGACTTTCCCATCGCTATGGTTCAGTCCAAGTTCAACGTGCTTTTCATGCCGTATGTGGACGGACAGTTGCTGCCATTAAGGGAAGACGGTATCTATCCTATGACCGCCTCCCACGGAAAGATTTACCCCATTGACTTCACTAATAAAGATGACAGTGAGGTAAAAGATTTTGGCAAGAGGAAACAAACCAGGAACAAACACAAGCAAGGCGACGAAAGCCAGCAAGACTCCTGAGGCAATAAAGAAGCAGACCGAAAGCCGGCTGGCCAACGTTCTGCTTAAAAACGTTATTTACAACCATTTGAAAGAAAGCCTCCTGGCACAGGACAAGAACGGAACGGAATACTACAGCCGTTTCCTTGACAAGTGCCTTGATGAGGCAATGAAAGACCCCAACGGACGTGTGGGGCAGACCGTATTAGGTCTTATAGCGAAAGAGAACGCAATAGAAGAGCTGGACAAGATAGCCGAAACGGAACGGAACAAGGACGTTGACTTCCTTCACTACAAGCTCCTTAAGGGGCTTTTCCAGGAACAGCGTGACCTTTTGATGGACGATACCCAGTACCGCAAGCAGATTGTCATCTGCGGACGACGTGCGGGCAAGACCTATTCCAACGCAAGAAGGCTGGTATGGACCTGTATCAAGCCTAACAGCCCCTGCCTTTACATGAACCTTAACTTCACCAACGCAATAAACCAGATGTGGGATGAGGTTCAGAAGTGCATTGAAGAGGTCGGTCTTAGGGTTAAAGACCAGTCAAAAGCTGAGGGAACGGTAACATTTACCAATGGTTCTTCAATCACGTTCCGTGGAAACAACAACAAGGGTGAGGCGGACAAGGCTCGTGGATACAAGTACAGGCTTGTAATCATAGATGAGATAGGTCACCAGGTCAACATGAACTACCTTATGGACGAGGTATTAAGACCTTGTATGGCGGACTTTGAGGATTCAGTACTGGTATGTACAGGAACGCCGCCAAGGGTTCCACATACATGGGCGGAAAAAGCCTGGAACGACAAGACCTTCAAGCAGTATCACTGGAACATGTTCAACAACCCGCACATGCCCAATCCGGACACCTTTATTGACGATGAGTGTGCTTCAAAGGGCGTAACAAGGGAATCAAGCTTCATTCAGCGTGAATACTTTGGAATAATCGGTTGCTATGATACGGAAGCACAAGTATTCAAGGAAAGGACAACCTACCTTGTCCCACAAAGCATTACGGACCTTAACTTCACAAACATTTGTGTTGGCGTTGACTTTGGTTTCAGCGACTACAACAGCGTAATAAGCCTTGCATACAACAAAAATACAAGACAGGCTTGGGTCATAAGGGAAAACAAGTTCAATCATTCGGACATTACGACCATCGTAAACGTGATAAAGGAACATGACGAAGCGGCAAAGGAAGCACTGCTTAAAAAAGGACTAGACCCGGAGGTAGACGTGTTTTGTGATAACAATGAAAAAAGCATTATAGCAGAATTGAAACGTAATTATGGCGTGCGTGCTTATCCCTCGTGGAAACATGACAAGGCTATGGCTATCGAACAACTTGCCGAAGAGCTTAGGACTGGCCGTATGCAGATACCATTGCACGGTGCCTTGGATGACGAAATGGATTCTATCCTTTACAAGCGTGATGAGGGAACTGACGCAATCCTTCCTGAACTGGATGAGGAACTTGGTATTCACCCAGACGCTATGATGGCGTTGCTTTATGCCTCAAGGCAGTATTTCCATGAAGTCGGACTTGATACTGGCGGTGAATCTAAGGAAAAGAAAGAAGGCTGGTAAAATAAAACTTGCAGGGTAAATCAAAATAAGGTTATAATACCCTAATGGTATGGAGGCAGTATTATGACTAAGGAAGAAGCTAGAGCTGTAATGTTGAATAATGTTGAGAAGTATGCAATACTTATGGCTATGTCTGAATCACTGGACGACCTTGCAAAGTCAGATGAAGATACCAGTAAACTTTATGAAATGTTGAAACTATGCGAAGGGCAGAACGAATACACATTAAAGTTCTTCCCAAACGGCGATGAAGACTTTTACGCTATGCTTAAAAACCCACCAGATTTGGATAGTCCAACTGATGGGTTTTCTGACATTTCCGAGCGAACTTGGCTGGAATGTGTTTGTGAGCTTGCCTGGAACCAGCTTATTTCTTCTGATTCCAAATTTTAGAATAATTATTGGCACGTTCTAGTCGTGGCCCATAGTCACGTCCTGCGTTTTTCCATACGAAGTCGTCGGCTTTACTTATCTCTTCTACACTTGGCACGCCAGTATGGCGTTCAGTAGTGTATTCTTCACCTTTAGCTTTATTCTTAGCCTGAACATCATCAATGTTGTAATCAGGCGTTTCGGCTTTGAACTTTTTAACAGCTTCTTCGTGCTTTTTCTGATAATCTGGTCTTTTATGTACATCTTCAGGCTTGACTTTCTTTTTATGAACCATGTTACTATGTTCCAATGTATTCTTTAAGTCCTCTTCAATTGCTTTCTGGTGTTTTTTGGCTAAATCGGCTCTAAGTATGTCCTGAACTTGCTCAATTGGTATGCCTAACCGCATGGCTGTTTCAGCAACTACATCGGCATCAAGGTTGTATTTAGAAAGCTCAATCAATCTGCTCAAGTCTTCTTCTGGTATTTCCATGACAGTATCTTTGCTTTTGGCTTCATCGCCTTTCATTACTGTATCTTTATTCTTGGCTTTATCACCTTCAATGGTCGTATCTTCCTTCTTTGATTCGCCTAAAGGCATGGTTTCCGTGTTCGGCTTGTTGTGTTTTGAAAGCGGGATGACAGTCATACCTTCGCCAAGCTTGTTACCGTCATAAATGAACTCCGAATAATCCTTCGTGCCAGTAATGTCCGCAATCTGTTTCAAGATGTCCTTGTCAAAGTCCTTGAACCATTTACGTGGAACGGGCTCGCCAGACAAGGCTTCCTTAGCCTGTAATGTCGAAAGTCCGCCCGCAACCAAAAGGTATTCAAGCTCGTCCCTTTCATCTTTCGTGAGTTTCTGGTTTTCTGTCTTCTTTTCTTTTGGCTTATCGTCTTCCGATTCAAGAACCTTAAGGCCTCCCTTTTCCTCGTTCATCATGCCTTTTCCTGCCGAAGTCAAGGCGGCGCCTCCAAGGATGCCGTTCATAAGTGATGTCATTGCACCTTCTATCATTATTATTCTCCTTTATAGGGTATTAGTGCCACCGTCCTCACTAATAAAGTAATAATAAACCTAATAAAAGGGGAATGAATAATGACTATTAATCGAAAAAACTATGATGGCGACAGCAAGACCGTAAGGGCTCTTGTGGAGCAGGTGTCCCAGATTCAGACAGACATCAACACGCTGGACAGCCAGGTGGAGGGGCTTGACAATGCCAAGGTAAGCAAGACAGACCTTGAGGCATCCGTCACTACAGAAAGCCTTACCGCAGGAACCGCCAACATTGCTACGACAACCATCGACCAGACTGGTATTGCCTCACCTAACAGCAGTATCACTGTCTTGAAGTCTGAGAACGCTGACATCAGCCAGTTGAACGCTGACGATGCCGTTACGGGGAACCTCAGGACAGAGGGGCTTCAGGTTACCGGCGTTGAAACGGTAACGAACCTTGAGGCACAGCGTATCAACGCATCCGAAAGCATTAAGCTTACGCCGGAAGGTGAGCCATCAGCTACAACCCTTGACTGGTATCGGAATGAGGCTAACCTTATCAAAGGGCGTATCAGCACATCAGAAATCAACGCAACTGACAGGGTGGCAACGAATACCGTTGTCGCAGATAAGGTCATGGCGGTGGAGGAAACCGTCAACGAGCTTGATGTCAGCCAGACGCTTAACGTAAACGACATCAACATTACTGGTCAGATAACTGGTCTTAACGACGTGGACATTAACGCAAGGTCCATAACCACGCCCCTTATCAAGGCAGACCTTATCAACGCAGGGAACATCGTCACATCTGACGTGAACCACCTTACGCCTTCACCAAGCCTTGACAACAACGACCACTACACGGTTGTATTGCCATCATTTACGGGCGTAATGGTATTGAACTGGACTGACAACGCCGACAACACCATCTGGTCTGCCACCGTTATCGGAAACGGAACGGATTATGAAATCCACTGGGGAACAGTCGGAGACACGCTTACCGTAACGAAGCTTTATCAGTATAAAGGACGGCTTTACATCCGTGAAAGGGCGAACGGCGGGCTTTATTACAGCTACCACGCCACAAAGGAACTGGACGCACCGAACATCTGGTATAACTATACGGCACTGGATAATGTTGTGGACGAACTTTACCAGCACGTCTGCACAGGTCTTTCGGGTCAGATAAGCTTCGGTGACTTCTATGCACCAAGCTTTGTTGTTGAAACTGGTATCTTTGATGACCTTCTTGTAAGGGGAAATCTTACCGTTCTGGGCGATTCCAATTTGAAGCAGACCAATGCGACAGGGCTTGACGTAAGCACTACTAAAACTGTAATAGACCCAGATACACAGGCAGAAACCGAAGTGAAACACGAACACTTTAAGGCTGATGAAAACGGCGTTACCGTAAACTTTGAATCAATCAACTGGAACGGAAGTGACGTAAAGGTCTGTGATGACTTTGACACGGACTGGATTAAGGATTAAGGGGAATAAATAGAATGGACGAATTAATTACTTTAAATCAGCTTAAGGAATACGACGCTGAAAAAACAAACAAGCTTAACGTAAGGTTTGACAATGTTTATAACTATGTGGATAACGTTCACAACGAATTAAATGAAACGTATAACAACTTTACGACAATAAACGCTACGGTCACGGACTTGAATGTCGTAAACACCGTGTTAATCAATGGTGCTGTAGGAAACAATGGTCAGGTCTTGGGCGTTGTAAATGGCAAGTCTAGATGGATGAACATTCCAGACCCTATTGATGCCGATAACTTTTATGTAAACAACATCTATGTTAATAACATTGCAAAGGTGAACGGGCTCGATGTTACCACTTACACTGTTATGGCGGAAGATGATTACAATAGCATGTCAAGGTCAAGTAAAAGCAAGCCAATTTTCTATCTGACTCAACCAAACGGAAACATTTATTTCCAGGGGTATGGTTATTCACCATCTGTGTTACCACCACCAGTTTACTCTGTTTATGTAAACTTGCACCAAATGAATAAGTCTATTACAACACATTCCTTGGCTTTAGGTGCTTCTGACATAACAAACGGATTTGTAAATGGCAGTGGAATTTATGGTATAAAAGAAGGCGAAAATTGGAATAATACCCTTGACATTTCAGTAAATGCCTTGGGTGATACCATTTTAACTAATGCAGAAACTCTATACATCTATGATGCAAGTGACATGTATGTAGGTTGTGCCAACCTTGTAGATACATTTTTGTGCAATCCAGCTCTTATTACAAAAGCTCCAGAAGATTATGACCTAATGAAATACTGTACGAAAATGTCTGGAACATTCAGAAGTTGTAAAAACTTCAACAAACCAATAACTATTGGGAATAACGTTACTAACATGGCTTATACATTCAGCTCGTGTGAAAACTTCAACCAACCAGTAACAATTCCAGATAGTGTTACTAACATGGTTTACACATTCAGCTTGTGTATCAAGCTTAATAAACCAATAGTTATTGGAAATAGCGTTACTAACATGTATAACACGTTTAACGCTTGTTATAATCTCAACCAACCAGTAACCCTTGGAAATAGCGTTACTAACATGTCTTACACATTCTATAGATGTATTAATTTCAACCAACCAGTAACAATTCCAGATAGTGTTACTGACATGTATAAAACATTTAATTCATGTCTTGGTCTCAACAGACCAATAACTATCGGTAATGGTGTTACTAACATGGAGGGTACATTTGATGGGTGCAGTAATCTTAATAAAATAGTAACTATTGGAAATAGCGTTACTGACATGAATTTCACATTTAATGGATGTAATAATTTCAACCAACCAGTAACAATTCCAGATAGTGTTACTGACATGTATTACACATTCTATAGATGTAATAATTTCAACCAACCAGTAACTATCGGTAATGGTGTTACTAACATGGGTTTCACATTTGGTAGTTGTACTAATTTCAACCAACCAGTAACCCTTGGAAATAGCGTTACTATCATGAGTCTCGCATTTAATGGATGTACTAATTTCAACCAACCAGTAACAATTCCAGATAGTGTTACTGACATGTATTACACATTCAACTTGTGTAGCAAGCTTAATAAACCAATAGTTATTGGTAATGGTGTTACTAACATGCAATACACATTCAATGGATGTAATAGCCTTAACCAACCAGTAACCCTTGGAAATAGCGTTACTGACATGAGTTTCGCATTTAGTAGATGTACTAATTTCAACCAACCAGTAACAATTCCAGATAGTGTTACTGACATGAATTTCGCATTTAGTAGTTGTACTAATTTCAACCAACCAGTAACCCTTGGAAATAGCGTTACTATCATGAGTTTCGCATTTAGTGGATGTACTAATTTCAACCAACCAGTAACAATTCCAGATAGTGTTACTGACATGGGTTTCACATTTGGTAGTTGTTCTAATCTCAACCAACCAATAGTTATTGGTAATGGTGTTACTAACATGCAATACACATTTAGTGGATGCACTGTCCTTACTAATTCAACGGTGCCAATCCACATTAGCAGTTCAATCACTTTGGGAGATACAAGCAACTACATCTACAACATGCTTGTTAACGGTGGTTGTGGTATTACCTTTGACCCAAGTCGTATTCTAAATGATGCCTAAAGGCTACGACGCTTAAATAATCAACTGTTTCCTTCCATAGCACTAATAAGCTATGGAGGAACTAAAGTTGAACAACACTAACGTAAAAGAAATCACAGTAGTTATTCCGGCTTACAAGGCTGAGAAAACAATCAAGAAAACACTGGAATCTATCGCAGGTCAGACTATCGCCGACAAGCTTGAGGTGGTCATTGCCTGTGATAACCCATCAGACGACTATTCTAAAATCACAAACAATTTCCCAGAGCTTACAATCAAGCAGCTTAAATGCGAGAAGAACGTAGGTCCTGGTTTGGCAAGGCAACACGGCTTGGACACAGCCACGACACACTGGGTAACATTCATTGACGCCGATGACCAGTTTGCGGGACCCTTTGCATTGGAGCAACTGAAACACGGTATTGAACCAAACGTCATAGAAGTTCAGGGACAGTTCGCACAGGTATGTCCGTTCCCTAACCAAAGGACACAGTTCGTGCTTCACGGTGAGCCGACCCACCCCTGGGTATTCGGACGGCTTTACAACGTTGATTTTCTTAGACAAAACAAGGTTTCTTTCAGTGAGCTTCGTGCTATGGAAGACGGCGAGTTCAACTGGAAGATACGCCTTATCACTGAGGGAACGCCTTTGAAGATAAAGTTGATACAAGATGTGGTCTATTACTGGATGCCAGGCTCCGAGCATTCCATTACAAGAACCGGTGTGAAGGACAACATTCCGCAGTATAACTTTGACCTTTGCCAGATAGGTGCTACCGTAGCCGCCAAGCAAGCCACTGACTTTGCAAGGAAAGTGAACCCATTCAACGGTTCAATCACACGATTCATTACGGAACAGATGCTGGGGCACTACTTCACTTACATTGAATGTATCGGAAGAAGGGCAGAATTTGCGGAACAGAACCTTTGGCTTGGCAAGTATTTCTACAACGAATGCTACAAGTCTATCGAGGCGGGTATTTCGGAAGACATTATCAAGAACATGTATACCCAGATGAACGCCGCAAGAGCACGTGACCTGGTTGGTATCATTCCACAGATTTCATTCTTTGAATGGTTCAAGAAAATCAAGGAATCTGACTATACAATAGAAGAAATCAAGTCAATCCGTGCCAAGCTTTCCAAGGAAATCATAGACAACGACATCAAAACAGGTGTTATTGACAAAGACTGTTCCATTTTCCACTAAGGCACTTGCCACTAATACTTTATGGAACAGGAAAACTTAGATAACGATAGCAAGATTATTAACTATAGATTGACCAACATTGAATCCACCCTGGCGGAACTGAAAACCGTCATCGTGGAAAACAAGCTTCAGGAAAAGGAAATAAAGGACATAAAGGAAAAGCTTATCGAATGCCTTCAGGCTTTCAACGCACACGACAAACGCCTTAGGACACTGGAAATCCAGCCAGTGAAGGATAAGGCATCGAAGTGGCAGACGATAAGCGATAATGTCTTCAAGTGGGTAATAGCTACCATACTGGGCTATTTCGCATTAAAATTCGGAATAAAGGCATAGAAACATGAACAGGAAACTTAAATCAGTAAAGAACATTATCGTAGCATGGGCAGCCGCCCTTATCACATACATTGTTGTTGCAAACAAAGGCGACTTCACGCAGCTTGCCGTTATTCTTGCGGCGATACCGGTCGCTTACATACCAAGCAACGTGTATCAGAAAAAGATAGAAAGTGAAAGGGAGCAGTAATCTATGGCAAACAGCAAGAACACGATACAGAACATACCTCTTGAAGCTCCGTTGTGCATGAACACGTTGAAAACAGACGTGAAGCAGTTCAACGGATACAACGAAAAGAACAGCACTGTCTTCGGCGGAACGTTGAGCCCCCTTTATGACAAGACGACTGAGCTGTTTGACAAGAAAAACTCGTATACATTCTTCAACAGTAAAGGCGTGCCTTATACGTTGGTTAAGGAAAATACATTAACTACTATGGCAGCTATTAAACTTTATGAGGGTACGACAAAAATCCGTTCAAGTGACTCAATAAGTTATGTGACAAACGTTGAAGAACTTGATGTCCCTGATAATGCACTGGCAGTCGCCAAAATGCTTAATGGTGATGTTGTCTACACTATGTATGATGAAAATTCTTATGACTTTTATGTATACATAAATAATGAAAGCATTCTTAAATACAATGTAGACCGTCAGTATAATAACATAGACATAATCTTTTCACGAATCTGGAAAGACCCAGATGATGATGACGCTTTCTTTGTTGGGTACATTTCAAGGGAGTATAGTATTATTACCAACCAGTATTATTTCGGAGTAGTTCTAGTTCATCTTAAAAAAAGTCAACCAGATTACCATCCACTTACCTACTTCCGCATAGGTGTATCTAGTAACTTTGTGTCTGAGCCAATACTAACTGGTGGCAAGGTCGGCGACACTATGAAGTTTGCGTTTATGTCGCAATCCGGTAGCTTTAATGTTAATGATACCGTTTACCATGCGAGAACTACTACATTTAACACTTCTACTAGCTCTTTTAGTGAATGGGTGTCTGCAAATGAAAAGTTTTACATTGAGGATTCAATACGTTTTAATCTTTTAGAGGAAAATGTGTCTGATGAAAATAGTGGCAATCAGTTTGCCATAAGAGCGGTCACGAAGGTATCTGGCTCTGATAACAAGTATACAATGTATTTTCCTGAATACGGTACATCAGATACCACATACTCTGTACCTACTGTAAATGGTAAGATAGACTGTCCCTATACAAACCTTGAAAGCTACTCTATAGGAGACCTTCGTTTTGTTTATAAAGGTAACTCATTAATCTGTATTGGCAATCTTAGTCTACCAATAGAACCTTTTTTTAGTTTTAAGAAGAACTTCGTATACTTAGAATTTTCTAGTCCTGGTTATGCACCTTTTACTGGAAACATTACCTACCAAAAAAATGACGGTAAATGGTATAACTACAGTTCTACAGAGGTCAAAGTAGGAGATACGTTGTCAGTCGAGGAAATCAAAAGCCTTGTATACATGAATAGATACGTTCGCCTATTCGAGCCTAATAAATCTGGCTATCCTCCTGTTTTCTATGACATAGAAAAGCAAGAGTTTATAAAAGACCTGGACTTGAGTTGGGTTGACTGCTGGCCACCAATCTTTTCAACAAGTGGAACAGAACAAAAAGGTGTTGTTTATTGTGCCGGAATGAATGCGGGATACATGGTAAGCAACGCTGAGCTTGTAGGCTACCTTCCGAACCCTTATGTTGGAACAGTAGAAGGTGGGTATCTGGTCTGGTCTGTAAATAAAATCTTTAGGAACTCCCAAGTACAGTCATACTACACGATAGGCTCCACAGCTCAGTCAGCCGAATACCAGGGGGATGACTCACAGTATTATGACACCATCTACCCAATCGACCCGACCGGAAACATAGTCCTTCCGGCTTCGCAGACCGCCGAGCTGATAAAGGGCTACTCAAACAACGACCTTGTAAAGGAAGGAAACACGGTTTATCCGTTAATGTACTGGAACAACAACCAGAAGACCTACACATACATGCTTTTGTCCAGCATAGAGAACGTAAGCAATGTATTCAGCCTTCAGGGACAGCAGTATGTGGTTGATGACGACACCATTTACGCTGCTACATACAACGCTGGCGTGGTCTCAAACGTTACGCCGGTAGCCTACAAGAGAAACCTGCGTTTCTTGGGAACGTTGCCGACACAGGCGGTATTCTGGTCTGAGTTCAACAAGACCTTCTATGCTTTCACTGGTGACCGTATCCTTTCCAAGATGTTCGAGGCTTCCGACATAAGCGAAATCTACTATGTGGGACAGAACCCCGCCTCGCTTTCGCTTTATGTCTGCTCTGACAGTGGTGTCTATGTCCTGTCTGACAGTGACATGTTCAGGCTTGACTACGTTTCCGAGCAGGTTTCTTTCCAGCCACATAAAGTTATTTTACTGACGGACGGGGAAACGAACAAGGAGACCCACACCATTTCCCTTTACAAGAAGGACGGCGAAGATGGTGAAATGATACCGTTGAAACTGGAAACCGCCTACTATGGACTGGGAAGCGAGATGAAAGCCGTCATGGACTGCTGGTACATCAGGCTTTTCGATGAAAAGAACACGAAAGGCTACGTCAAGGCAAAGGTTCACACTATCACTGACATTACAAGGCACACGGAGGAGAAGACTTTTGAGGTGAACCCTTCGGATTATGATGAGAACCACATAGTTTACCTCAGGTTCCAGCCAAAATACCAAGAATGCGTGGCAATGCAGCTCAGCCTTGAGACGAACCTTGGAATCTATCAGATTTCACTTGGCGTTAACACTACTGATTCAACGGCACAGGTAAGCAAGTTCAACTTTTAGGAGGTTTTAATGACAACAGTAACAAACAACAGCCCACAGGCTATAAACACAAGCCTTTTCAGCCTGGAGAAGATGATAACTGAATTAGGCAATGAGGTAGACAGCCTTACGGACAAGGGCTTGACCAAGATAGACAACATCAACCTTGATAACCTGACACAAACCGGAGCCTATTACAGCCTTGGCAATGACAACATAGCCAATAAGCCCGCAAACTCTATGCACAATAACCTTATAGAAGTCGTCAGCCAAGGCAATGAACTGATAGTCCAGACTTTTACGTATCTTGTTGAGAATGAGATTTATGTAAGGAACAAGTTGAACGGCTCGTGGACAGACTGGGTTATCGTGTCAAATAACCCCACGAATGTTGTTACTTCGGTCAACGGAAAGCAGGGTGACGTTACATTGGATGCCTCTGATGTAGGGGCTTTGCCTGATACGACTACCATACCAAGCAAAACCAGTCAGCTTACCAATGACAGTGGATTTGTTTCACCTCAGAATGTGCTTTTCAATGATGCGGACGTTCCGGAAGGTTCTGGTAATCTTTCTACAACGGCAACTGCCCATAAAATAACAACTTACAGAAACGGACTTACAATACCGTATCAAATGGACAATACCAACGACGGTGGTCTGTTGCGTGTAAGAGGTACATCTGAAGACAACTGTGTTCTTGAACTTGGCACATGGGATGATTCTGGTGATGGTGAAACAATACAGTTCAACTACTATCCAACAACGTCAAAAGATACGCCGACCCATTCTGTATCAGTTCCTAAAAAAAGCGGCACCATAGCTTTGACAAACGACATTCTAAACTATTGCTACCCAGTTGGTGTGGTTTATGTTCAGTTTCCTGGTTGTGATGCACCAGGAACGCTTTTTCCTAATACTACTTGGACCGAACTTAACTTTAGTGGTGCTTTCTTCCGTGCAAGTGGTGGAAACGCCTCGGCGTTCAATGGTGGACTGCAAGGACAGGACATTCAATCCCATGACCACACGATTAGGGTTGAATTTGGTGCAAATGCCAACGTGGCTTATTCACCTCAAAATGGAACTTACCTTCAAGTTGCTGGTGTTAATGCTGATACAAGAAACGCTTATGGAAACGCCATTGATGCTACTGGTGGAACTGAAACAAGACCTTCAAACTATACTATCAAGATTTGGAAGCGAACGGCGTAGAACAAAGCACTAATACCTTATGATTACAGAAGAACAAATCCGTGACAGGGTATCTGAATTAAAGACGCTTAATGAGTCCAGATTATCCAAGTATTACAGGAACTATAACTATTACAACAACACGCCCGCAGGAACCTTAAAGAACATTAGGAACCCTTCCATAGTCGGGCTTTACAACATCGAGGAATCCATTGAGACGGACACTACGCTTACGCCGTCGCTTAACGTCATAAAGTCCTGCATTGACACGCTTACTTCCAAGATTGCGCAGTCAAAGGTAAGACCGTTCTTCAACTGTATCAACGGAACTTTCAAGGACATCAATGTATGCAAGAACGCACAGCAGTATTTCGACCAGTATTTTGACATTGAGGAAGTGAACAAGAAGGTGTCTATGGCTTTCCGTGACGCCTGTATCTTTGACCATGGCGTGCTTTACGTTGACGGTGAAACAAAGACAATAACGAAGGCTTTGCCCTGGCAGGTATTCGTAAGACCGGCTGAGCTTACATACAACAACATTACAAGGGCATACTACTGCCAGAAAGATTATCCGGTCTCAATGCTTCCAGAAAGATACCGAACGAAGGTCCTGAACAACAATCCCCAGCAGGAATACGTGACCTACGGAATCTACTATGACACCGTAGACCAGTGCAAGGCGGTTTACATTACGGAGCTTGACTTCGTTGACATTGACAAGTATGAGGGAAACCGTGTACCTTTCGTATTCCTCTGGTACAACAACCCTATACACGGTGGCTCATCAGTTTCTATCGTAGACATGCTTTACGGAATCCAGACTGAAATCAACATCCTTATGTCAAAGGTAAAGGACGCCTCGCAGCTTACCCCTGCGAACACGATTTTCCTCCCAGATGACGCCACAATCAAGGCTACACAGTTAAACAACCGTATCGGAAACATCATAACATACAAGGCTACGAGCGACATGACCAGCTCGCCTGTTACCATAGCGACACCGCCGTTCATTGATGCGGAATACATGGAACTTATCAATAACCTTAAGGAAACCGCCTATGAAATGGTCGGTATCTCACAGCTTTCCGCACAAAGCAAGAAACCAAGCGGACTTAACTCAGGCGTCGCCTTGCAGACAGTCGAGGACGTCGAATCGGAACGCTTTGAGGAACAGTTGAACCAGGTCATAAGGTGCTACGTTGAGATAGCCAAGACTTGCCTAAGGGTATTCCCGAAAGACGAAACTATCTTGCCTGACACGCCTAACCGACTTGACGTTAAATGGCGTGACATCGTTGATGAAGAGAAGAAAATGCAGATTCAGTTCAGTGCGGCGGATTCATTGTCAAAAGACCCATCGACAAAGCTTCAGCAGTTGCAGCAACTGGCACAGGTCGGCGTAATCCCGCAGGAGCGAATCGCACAGTTCATGGAGCTCCCAGACCTTGAGGGAGGCTATTCATTAAGCAACAACGCAATCAATGCGGTTCTTTCGGTTATCCGTGACTGCATTGAATCAGAAAACTACGACGTGCCTGACTACATACCAATCCCAATGCTCAAGACTGAAATCCTTAACACGCAGTTGTCGCTTCGTGCGGCTAACTTCCAGAAGAACCAGAAGGACATAGAGAAGCTTGACCGTCTTTATGACACGGCGGTTCAGATGGAAACAGAGATGAACAGCCCTACGCCTGAGGAGCAAGCCATACAGGAGCAGCAGGACATGCTTGCTCAGCAACAGCAGGAAATGATGGCTATGGCGGCACAACAGCAACAGCCCCAAGGTATGCCACAGGGTATGCCACCACAAGGACAGCCACCTGTGGACATGGACATGATGACGGGTCAGCAAGGCCTTACCGGATGGGACGGAAGGACGTTTGACCAGGCACAACAGGCACCTATGGCGTAGTAGTGTCGTAAAGAACGGCAAAGAACAATGCACTAATAAAGCAAAGACTATAAACAGGAGAAAAGATAATGGATGAGAACCAGATAAGCGAGTTCCTTTATACATTACGTGACGCAGTCCTTCAGCTTAACGAGAACATTTCACGTGTTGAAAAGAAGCTTGATGATAGCATTGCCTCAACTGATGAAAAAGTCAACGCGCTTGAAACAACAGTCTATGACGAAATCATTAACCCTGCCAACGAGTACATCGCCGGACAGGAAAAGGAAGCCCGATTCGATGACTTCAACGAGAAATACGGCGACAAGCTTCGTCCCTTCAACGAGGACCTTTCCACACTTGAAGGAAGCGACTATGACTTGGTTCGTGACGCATTCGACCGTTATGACAGCTTTGAGGGCGACAAAATGGGCGAGGACGAGTTTGTTGAAGCCCTTGTCGGTGAGCTTGGAAGCAAGCTTGACGCAATCAAGAAGGCATTCGGTGTTCCGGAAGACACGGAGATTTCCGTCCAGGAAACTGAAGACGGAGGTACTGAGGTCGTAACGGAAGACGGTGATGTCATTGCTTCATCTGATGAATCCAATGAGGAATCAGAGGAAGAAGAGGAAGAAAAGCCTGAGGAAGAGAAAACTACTGTTGAAATAACAGACCTTCCAGAGGACGAGGACAAAGAGGATGACCCAGATGAGGTCGCCGCTTTTGAAAAAGAGCTTGAAAGCTATAAATAAAGAACACTAATAAATTAAAGGAGAATAAAACATGGCAATCAGTGCTAATGCATCTATCTTGGCAATGCTCAAGGTATACTATAAGGACGGCGTTGAGAACTTGATGTTCCGCAACTCGCCAGTCTTGAAGAAAATCAAAAAGGAACGTGTCGAAGGCAAAACACAGAACTTCTCGGCTATGTATGGTCGTGGTGGTGCTGTTGGTGGCGACTTCCTCGTTGCTAAAAACAACGCAGCTACCGTATCAAAGGCAGTAGAGTTTGCGGTTGAGCCGGGTCAGTTGTTCAGCGTATACACAATGAACAGCAAAGAGGTTCAGGCTTCACAGACAAAACGTGGCGCTTACATGAAGATTGCTGGTGCAAAGATGTTCGCAGCATCAGAAAGCTTCCGTAAGACATTGGCCGCAGCTTTGTATGGAACTGGTTATGGTGAAATCTGTCTTACAGGCGACGCTTGGGCTTTCACTTCTGGAACAAAAGCTGACATCACGCTTCCAGACTATGCTATCATGGCTATCGACATCGGAAGCCAGCTTGAGGTTAAGGAAGTTCTTAACAACAACGCTAAAAAGGTAACATTGACTGTTGAATCTATCAACGGCAACACAGTAAACGTAACACCTGACACAACAGTAACAGTTCTTGCAACTGACTACGTTGTACTCGCAGGCTCAAACGACGGAAACGCACCATTGCTTCCAGTCGGTCTTGCAGGATGGCTTCCAACAACTCGTCCGGTAGCAGGTACATCATTCTTTGGTGTAGACCGCTCTATCGCAACAGACCGCCTTGCAGGTGCTTTCTATGACGCTTCCGCAATCGACGAAAAGAAATCTGTAACAGTTCAGAAACTCTTGCAGAAATGCCGCCGACAGGGTTCACAGGCTGACCTTATCATTATGAATGATTCGGACTTCCTTGAGTTCTCTGCTGAGATTGAGGCTACAAACACATACTTCACACAGACTTCTACAAGAGCCAAACGTGAAGCAAACGTCGGATTCGACAAGTTCTCTGCAAGCTTCTCAACAAACTACATCGAGAACATCGTTGATGACCCATACTGTCCGAAAGGACGATTCTACATCCTCGACACAGAGTATGTAGCATTGTGGTCATACACAAACACTGACAAAGTAAACGACGGTATCGAGGGCAACAACCCAGGTAAACAGGACCCAATGGAAATGGACGGTGAGGGCAAGACTGAGACACCTTACGGACTTATCATTGACGACTACCTCAACATTCAGCCTGGTCAGGCTACTTCAAACGGACCTGCTATGGACGTAACGCTCCAGATGTTCGGTTCATTCGTAGTAACCAACCCATCTGTATGTGGCGTAGGTCGCTTCTACGGTGCTTCTGGTATCGCATAACGGTATCGCATAACAATAAGTAAACACTAAACAACTTAGAACCTCCATAAGTTGTAGCCCCTTTGCCCTAACGGGTGGAGGGGTTTTCTTTTCACTAATACAGTATGACAACGTATAACGCAAAAGATTTGATAGAACAGGCACAAATGCTTGCCGACTTGCAGAACAGCGACTTCATTTCCTGGAAGGAAAACATGATGTTCCTTGACAATGCATGGGCAGACCTGTACCAGCAGATAATAAACCACGGCGACAAGTCATTCCTTAAGACCTTCACTTTTGAGGGCGAAAGGTGTGAGCTTCCACGTGACTTTTACCAGCTTCAGTATGTCTGCTACAACGACGGGCTTAATGAGGTGCCTATAAACAGGAAAGCCAAGACATCGCTTACGGGCGGTCCGTTCTATGACCTCGTTGAGGACGAGATAGTCATCTACAACAGGATGAACAGCCTTAGGACCGTAAGTGTATACTATTATCCAGTAAAGGACAGCATTACTTATGCCTCCGATGACCAGAGGGTCGGTGCGATTGACGGAAACATCATTGATGTGTGCGACAAGAACGTCCTCTATGAGAAGGACGGAAGCTATTCCATAAAGGACATCATCAACGGAACGGAAACAACCACACAGTCGGGCTTTATGCTTACTGACAACGGTGTCATAAGCGACACCTCAAAGCCTTGGTTCAAGAAAGACAACAAAGCCTACTATACTGAATGGGCTTCTGGAACGTTGACATTGAAGAAATACAACGGAACTGTCCTTCACACGGTTGATGTGGATGAAGACCCAGGCTTTCCTACGGGTAAAATCAACGCCTTCTATGACAACCGTCTTGTCTATGTAAGGGACGGCAACCTTGAAAGCTTTGACCTTGAAACAGGGACTACTGAAACCATTGCGGAAGGGCTTACAAGCGACAGGGTATACAGTTTCAAGAATGACCTTTACTGGGAAACGAAGGACGGCATAACCGTGAACGGCGAAGTCCTTGTTCCTGCGACAAGCTATGACACGTATCATGGCGTAATGAAGGAAGATGAAAAGACGGGCTACGGCTTGCTTGTTGACAACCTTGTAATAAAGTCAGTCTATGAGGACACGGAGTTGTTGTTCCCCAACAACGTCTATTACAACTACCTTGCATACAAGCTTGCGGCCTATTACAAGATTAAGCAGGGTGCGGACCCGAACGGTGTCGCCGCATTGGGTGCGGATGCCCTTGAATTGTTCTACAACACTATTCTTAAGGACACGAACGACTTCGTTAGGATTTCTAACGTTTACGCAAGATAAGGAGAATGATAGATTATGGGATTCTTTAAAAATTTAGGCAAGGGTATAGCAAATTTGGGAGGCAACATGGGGAAGACCTTTGGGAGTGCTCTTACGGGAGGGCTTTCAAACTTCTTGAACCCAGCCGGAACCTTTACTAATAAGCGTGAATCATTAATAAACAGTGCCAAGTCTTCTGTGAACGATTACTGGGGCAGGGTCGGGGACGCTCAGACCGAGCTTAACGATGCTGTCGGAAAGCTTACGACTCAGTATGGGGACCAGATAAACAACGCAAACAAAACATACACCAATGAAATGAATGCCGCAAACAAGCAGTACGGCAACGCATTGGACCAGTACAGGCAGGACACAGGTCAGTATGTAGGAAACCAAGGCTACCAGAATGCCTTGAAACAGGCACAGAAAGGTGCTATTGATTCCGCAAACCAGGCTGGGGCAAGCACTGCCGCTATGGCACGGAGCACTGGTATGTCAAAAGCGGCTGCGGCGGCATTAGGTTCTGGTCAGGTAATTAACGCTTATAACCAAGGCTTACAAGGTCAACAGAATCAGGTTATGAGTAACTACACGAATGCCCTTAACCAGCTTGGCAACATACTTAACGGACAAGGAAACATTTACGGCCAGTTGGCGACTTCGGCAGGAAACAGATACGGAACGAACACGACTGCGGCAGGAAACGCTTACTCGACACAGGCGAACACGGCAAACCAGATTGCAAGCAACAAGACGAATGCGGCTGGTCAGGATGCCGCAAACAAGATTAACCTGTTCAACGCAGGGTACAACAACCAGGACTCTATTGAGAAACTGTTTACTGGTTTCGGCAAATTATTCGCATAAAGGAGGAAAGATAAATGGGAATGGCAGCAAGTATAATCGGAGGAGTGCTTGGCTCGAACAGCGGGGCAGGACAGCAGTCATCTACGACCGCAAACCAGATGGCAAGCGGTGGCTCTATCGCAAACAACGCAAACTCAAGCAGCAACCAGGCGGACATCAAGACGGCTGAGGTAAAGGAAGCCGCAAAACCAATGACACAGTCAGAAACGCCAGTGACAACGGAAAAGACCCAGTCTAATGGCAACGGAAAGGACTGGAGCCAGCTTGCCAACATGGCACAGAAACTTATGTCGTCTAATGGCAGACAATCACAGTCTCAGGACGTGAGCTTCAACGCCACATCACAGGCTCAGCCGTTGGCGAGATTCTAGGTAACGGAGAAACAGAGCAATGGCAGAGATTAAAGACAAGATTGGAAAAGCACTGGAACTGCTTGATGTTCAGGCAGACCTTGAAAAGTACAAGCCAGGTCCGTCGGAACAGGAACGCAAGGAATCAATGCTTAATTATGCCGTCACGGGCGAGACCCGACCGGCTTCCCACATCTATCACGAAACCAAGGCATTTGCCGATGCCAACGCAGGCATTCCCCTTCTTATGGGCTTCATCAAGGGTGCCCTAAAGGGAGGAAGGATTGCAAGGGCAGTTGGTGCCGTGAACGAGACAAAACCTAAGAACATAGCGCAGACCGTGGTTGACAAGGCTACTGGGGCGTTGAAAGAGGCACCTAAGCCTAAATACGTACCAGATGATTTCTACCAGAGGCTCGCCTCCCTTGAAAAGGGAACCACGAAAGCCGTTGAGGAAACAGGTAAGAACCTGAAGAAGGTAGCCAAGGAAGTGGCAAAGGAAGCCAAGGACAACAAGCCGAAGACGATTTTCGGAAAGATTTTTGACATGGCAACAAACCCCAAGAACGGCCCTTTGTCGGATGCAAACATTGAGCATGCGGCCGCAAAACAGGCTCAGAAAGACCTAAAGACTGCGGCGAAGGAGTTCTATAGAACCCCAGCAAAAGCTCCGGGTGATGTCCTTGATGAATCAATGGCAAGGTCTGCCGGAAAATCCGCTATGTGGACCACTATTGGGGAAAAAGTAGGTAAACTTCCATCAACTGTGGTCAAGAAAAAGAAGTATGAGGGCAACCTGGAACTGAACGGTCTGGAAAACGCCATGAACATCCTCAACGGCGTGGCTGGCGAGGCATTGTGGAACCCGAAAAGGTTCCCTATGGAACAGGTAGACCAGTTGTTGTTTATGACTAACGGCGATGCCGATGTCTGGGACGAGGAAGAGCTTGAAAACCTTAGCGATGAGGCAAAGGTAAAGCTCGTTATTGACACAATGCACGGCAAATACGACAAGTATGGTGATGTAAAGGACACAATGCTCAAGAATTACCTGAAAATGACTAATAAGGATGAGGTACACGAATAATGGCAGATAAAGTAAAAGAGGCTGTTGAACAGGTAAACAAGGAAAACACACAAGCCAACTGGGATAATAATGTCCGAGGTCCGCTTCCTCCCCCAAAATCAGACGGTGGCGGAAGCATTACGGTAAGGATAAACGGAAAGAACGTTGTCGTTCCTAAGGAAGACATTGTGGCAGGAAGCGTCAGTACTTCCGCACCCAGTGATAATAATAACAATAAAAACAAGGAAAAGGGCATCAACCTTGATGCCTCTTATGACAGTACAATCAGAAGTTACAAGAATGAAGTTGACAAGAACCGCAAGGCCGTCAATGAATCCACACAGGAAGCGGCCGTTGCAAGGAACTTCAAGTACCCACAGGGCAGGTCAGAGGATGCCTACATAAGCCAGGGAACCATAGGAAAGGAAAAGGATGCCGCAGAAAGGGAACTGGAGCGGGCGGAGAATGCGAACAAGAAATACCAGGGGCTGGTATCTGGACGTGATGAGGCAAAGGAGCTCCGCAAGCTTTTCAACAAAGCCCTTAAGCGTGGCGATGACAAGCTGAACGTCCAGGAACTTCAGGAACGGTTAAAGAAGATTGACGAGGACATAGAATACTACAACCACCTTGCCGAAAGGAAACCGACGGGTGATGAAATCTGGTCTTTTGACCCGAACGCAAGCCCCGACTACAAGAAAATGGTGGGTGGTCTTGAAAGGGAAAGAGCTG